TGTATAGTCTGGAAAAGCTTGACATAAAGCCGTCAAGTGCAAGACTTGGTGACCGCTTATGCGGAATTATAAAAAAGGAACTGCACATAGACGCTATACCGAAAGACCCTTTCTCCTGGCTTACATATCAACAGGGAGTTAAACTGATTGAAATACTAAAAAAATACATTGCAAATGCTCAAAGGAGGAAGGACGGTGGAAATACATCTTGACGATCTCATAGGCACTCAGCGTGATATAGCTGAGGTAATAGGTATTGAAAACTATATTAAGCTGTGCAAAGCCTTTGGCGGCGATACTGTGTATATTCAAAAATATACAGAACTGCAAAAAGTTGAACGCAATGCTGAAATCAAAGCAAAGTACAACGGATACAACAGCAGTCAGCTTGCAAAAGAATATGATCTCTCCGAACGATATGTCAGGCTGATATGTTCAGGCGGACAGCTTGACGGTCAGCTTAGTATCTTTGACGATTAGGAAATAAATTAAGGATATTTTTCCTCTACGATATATCCAGATTATAAGGTATTATTGAGTTAGAAACTTGATAATACCTTATTTTTTATGGAGTTGAAAATATGAATTTTACGGCAGACACTTGGTGGTTGTTCGGTCTTATTGTCACAGGAGCAATAGCAATTATCGGCTTTTTTCTTAAGCGTACTATTAATGAGGCTGACAGGCACGATAAGGAAATTAAAGAGATACAACTGTCTTATGTTACGAAAGATGAGCTGAAAGATGTTAAAAATGATTTAAATAAATCTATCGGTAAGTTGCAGACTGATGTTGAGCAGATAAAAGAAAGTTGCCTGACTAAGCCTGACTTTTACCGTTCGCAGATGCAGACCGATAAAAAGATTGATAAAATCTACGATTTACTGATAAAACAGCAGATGGAGGGTAGCGGCAATGATACCAGATAAGGATGAGGCTATTAAGAGGATAAGAGCAACTCGTTTTATAAAAAATAATGGTGTAGTTATCAGAACAATTAATCTGCTCCGTTATAAATACGAGAAGCTTTCAGAGGTCAGATATGCTCTTGATGATATTGAGGATGCAGATTATCTCGACAGTATCAACTACCTATCAGAAAGCGGCTATATTTCTTTAAGGCATATCAAAACCAAACAACCTGCTGAGATTGCGGATGTTGATTACAACGAGCTGGAAGCTAAGCTTACAGCAAAAGGTATTAAGCTGCTTGCAGGAAATATTTTTGATGATTTAGTTGAGGTGTAGCTATGAGCAGAACTAACCGCAGAGCCTGCGGAAAGATAGACAAGCTCCCTGCCGACCTCAAGGACACCGTAGATCAGATGCTTGTAAGCGGTCAGACCTACCGTGAAATTGTAGCGTATCTGTCAGAGAACGGCGAACAGCTCTCTCAGGCGGCGGTAAGCCGTTACGCATCACGCTTTCTTGCCAACGCTCAACAGCTCAGAATAGCACAGGAAAATTTCAGAATGATACTCACAGAAACAGAGCGTTATCCCGAACTTGACCCTGCCGAGGCTATTTTACGAATGGCATCTCAAAAAGTTTTTGACGCTATTGCAAAGCTTGACGAAGGGCAATTTGATGATGTGTCGGCTGACGACCTGCTAAGACAGGCTACGGCACTTGCAAGAGCAGTTGCTTACAAACGCAAAACAGACATTGATGTCAAGTCAGACAAGCAGATTGCACTTGAGGAAAATCAGAGCTTGCTTTATGAAACTATCAAGAAAAGTAACCCACGCTTGTACAATGAGCTTATGGAAGAGATTACGAAGCTTAAAAAACAAGCTAAGGAGGCTTAGTATGGAAAAATACGAATGGTATGTACTACATGTCAGAACAGACAGTGAACTTGACATTGCTAAAGCATTAGAAAGCCGAGGCTTTTCAACGGCTGTACCTATTGAAAATCGTATTATTCGCAAGAGCGGAAAATGGATTAAGAAAGCATACATTGTTTTTGCAGGTTATGTTTTTGTGTTTATGCGATACAGCTGGGCAAAATACTACGCTATGAATAACATAAGCGGAATAATTAAAATTCTTGGCGGAGGTCAGAATCCGATTCCGTTAAGCGAGAGTGAATCAGAGTTTGTTCTCAAGTTATCGGATTTGCTCTCTGAACCGTCAGTTTTAAAATTTAATGACGACAACAGTTATAAAGTTGTCAGCGGATTTTTAACAGATTATGCAGATAAAATTGTAAAAATTGAACGCAGATACAAGAAAGCAACAGTCAAGGTTACTGTTGCCGGAGAAGAAAAAGAAATAAAAGTATCTTTTATAGAAGATACAGAACAAATGCCGGAGCAGATAGCGGATTGATTCGTCTTCGCTTGATGAATGGTTGTTATACACTTAGCACCGATAACACCAAGTTAGCGGATGGCGAAGCTTGCATAAAACGGTATTTAAACTTATTTTAAGCACCCTTTAACGGGTGTTTTTATTTTGGAGGTGAGTGCGAATGGATAAGCTGTCAAAACTTGAACAATTACTTAAAGATACAAATACAAAGCAGGAATTTAATATTGTGGAGGACTTAAAGGCTTTGGCTCTCTCCTACGGAGTTGTCAAATCTAAAGACTTCCGTAAAAAGTTAAATGCTCTTATAGCTAAGTACGAAAATGACGAACTGACGGCAATCCGTGAGGCTCTCATAAAGAAATGCCAAAATGGTGATACACAGGCTATCAGGCTCTATGCTGATTACTTTAAGCCTGAAACAGTCACAACCGCTGATGACGGATTGATTGAAGCACTTGCAGGCGCAGGCAAGGAGGCTTTTGCTGATGAAATTTAGACCATTTTCAAAGAAACAGCTTAAAGTTCTCTCCTGGTGGAAGGTTGACGGAATTAAGGATAAATACGATGCAATTATAGCAGACGGCTCTGTTCGTTCCGGCAAGACTGTGAGTATGAGCATATCTTTTATCTTTTGGGCAATGGCAACATTTGCCGACTGTAACTTTGCCATATGCGGTAAAACCGTAGGCTCTTGCAGACGAAATGTTATTAAGCCACTTATTAATATGATTAACAACCGTTATGACATCAAAGACAAGCGGTCGGAAAACTTGCTGATTATCAGCAAAAACGGCAAATCAAATACATTTTACATTTTCGGCGGTAAAGACGAAAGCTCGCAGGACTTGATTCAGGGTGTTACGCTGGCAGGTGTACTCTTTGATGAGGTTGCACTTATGCCCCGCTCTTTTGTTGAACAGGCTCTTGCCCGGTGCTCTATTGAGGGTGCAAGGTCTTGGTTTAACTGCAATCCCGATAACCCCAACCATTGGTTCTATCGTGAGTGGGTTTTAAAGGCTCCTGAAAAGCACGCTTTGCGACTTAAATTTTTAATGGACGATAACCTATCATTATCCGATAAGGTGAAACAGCGGTATTACAGTCTTTATCAAGGTACATTTTACCGCCGCTTTATCCTTGGTGAGTGGGTTATTGCCGAGGGTCTTGTTTACCAAGATTACAATGACCATATTAAGGATAAGCTGTGGGACGGCAATCCTGATGAGCTTGTCGGACGGTGGTACATTTCAATGGACTATGGCACGATTAACCCTTGCTCTATGGGGCTTTGGTGTGTAACCGACAATGAGGCAATTAGGGTGGATGAATACTACTACAATAGCCGAAAAGAGGGCTATCAACGCACGGATGAGGAACATTATGTGGAGCTTGAAAAGCTCGCAGGTGACCGATACATAGAGCGTGTGATAATTGACCCGTCCGCCGCCAGTTTTAAAGCTACAATCAAAAGACATGGCAAGTTTTTTGTTAAGTCGGCAAAAAATGATGTGCTCAACGGTATCAGAACAACAAGTCAGATGCTTAATGACGGTCGCATTAAAATCGGCGTTAAGTGTAAGGCATCACAAGAAGAGTTTGGTATGTATCGTTGGGACGATAAAGCCGAAGAAGATAAGGTCATTAAGGAAAACGACCACGCAATGGACGATATACGCTATTTTGCTTATACGATAGCTAAGCGTGAGTTTAAATATAAATAAGGAAGTGAAAATGTGCGAAGGCAAAGACGATTTGTTTTACTAAATTGGCTTAGAATACTTGCAAATAAGCTGTTTCCCGAAAGCGTAGCTAATGCATATTCATATAACGATATGGAAGAGGCTATGGAGGATTGGCTTGAGATTTACGCTGACCTGCCATGGTGGTGTGAAAGCTGTCATAACAAAACTCTCAATCTCGGTGCAACGATAGCATCTGAATTTGCAAGACTAATAACAATAGAGTTTGAAAGTGAAGTCACAGGCTCAAAGCGTGCAGACTTTTTGCAGGAGCAGTACGAAAGACTGCTTAAACAGCTTAGAATTAAGCTCGAGGCAGCTTGTGCTGTTGGCGGCATAATGTTTAAGCCGTATGTGCGTAACGGTGTTATTTTGCCCGACTGCATTACGCAGGATAAATTCATTCCTATTGAATACAGCAACGGCATTATTACCGCTGCTATATTTTTTGACCAACAGGTTAAAGGCAAGGATTACTACACACGAATTGAAAAGCAGACTTACAGCTATGAGAACAAATCACACACGATTGAAAGTCATTTTTTTGTTTCGTCAAGTCCCGATAACATCGGAGAGGAAATAAATCCTGAAAATCTTAGCAGCGATATGTGGACAGGTATTGACCCATACATAGTTATTAATGATGTTGACCGTCCGCTATTTGCGTTTTGGAAAGTACCATTTGCAAATCACATTGAAAGCGACAGCCCTCTCGGAGTGTCGGTTTACAGCCGAGCAATTAAATTACTCAACGAGGCAGATTTACAATGGGACAGATATTTGTGGGAATTTGAAGGCGGTGAGCTTGCCGTTGACGCAGGCGAAGAAGTCCTTAGACAGCGACCGGGCGAAGATACGCTTGGGACACCGTCAACTCGTGATAGGCTGTTCCGTAAGTTCAACATTGATGCAGACGATAACAAAAAATCATTTTATGAAGTTTTTAATCCGACCCTGCGTGACGAAAACTATTCAAGAGGTCTGAATGAAATCAAAAGGCAGATTGAGTTTAACTGCTCTCTTGCATACGGTACGCTGTCAAATCCGCAAAATGTAGATAAGACAGCGGAAGAAATTAAGGCGTCTAAACAGCGCAGTTATACCGCTGTTTCCGATATGCAGTCCTCTCTTGAGGCTGTACTTGAAGACTACATATATGCTTGCAACGCTATGGCAGATGCTTGTAATCTTGCTCCGTCAGGTGAGTACGAAGTCAGCTTTAATTGGGGTGACGGTGTGCTTGAGGACAAAGACAAGGAGCAGGCTATACAGCTTAATGAGGTAAACAGCGGTATCCGCAAAAAGACCGATTATCTCAAGTGGCGTTACGGTGTAGACGACAAACAGGCGGCAGAAATGTTGCCTGAAAGCGGTGTGCAAAGTTTTTTTAACGAGGGTGGTGCTTAATGCTTACACCTGAACAGCTTGCACATTGTGCAGATGATATTGTAGAGCTTTACAGTCAACTTGAAGAGGCTATCGTCCGAGATGTTGCCCGAAGAATTGTTAAAACCGGAACAATGACCGACACAGCAATATGGCAAACACAGCATATGCAGGAGCTTGGCACGCTTAACTCTGACATTTTAAACAGTATTTCAAAGTACAGCGGTAAATGTGAGTCGGAACTTAAAAAGCTGTTTGAAGACGCTGCCATTACTGCAACAGAGTATGATAATGAGATTTACCGTAAAAACGGTCTTACCCATAAGTCAATCAAGGTGTCTGATACTCAACTGCAGATATTAGAAGCAGGATTTAAAAAAACACAGGGTAATTTGAGCAATCTCACTCTGACTACTGCGGTATCATCTCAAACGAGCTTTATTAATGCTTGCAGTCTTGCAGAACTTAAAGCCACAAGCGGAGCGTTTTCTCCGCAGCAAGCTATTGTTGATGCGATAAAGCAGGTAGCTCAAGACGGAGCGTTTGTTATATATCCGTCAGGACACCGTGACAGGCTTGATGTAGCGGTTCGCCGCAATGTTATGACGGGCATAGGTCAGACCACAGGACAAATTTGCCTTGCCAACGCTCGTGAGCTTGGCTGTGACCTTATGGAGATTACCGCTCACGCAGGAGCAAGACCGAGTCATTCATATTGGCAAGGTCAGGTTGTAAGTCTGAGCGGCAGAAAGGGTTACCTTTCCCTGTCTGACATCGGCTACGGCACAGGCGACGGCTTTAAGGGGTGGAACTGCCGACACGACTGGTATCCGTACTTTGAGGGCAGTACACGGATGTATGACGAAGAAAAGCTAAAGCAGATGGACGCTAAAAATATTGAGTATCCTGACGGCTCTATGCACACGCTTTATGAGGCGGAGCAAAAGCAACGAGCTTATGAGAGAAAAATCAGGGAGTCAAAACGCATACTTGCCGCTTACGATGAAAGCATTAAAAATGCCGATGACGAAGCAATAAAAAAGGCTTATCAGAATATTTTTAATAAAGAATCCGTAAAGCTGAAAAATCGTGAAGCTGAGCTTAACAATTTCTGTGACAAAACAGGCTTGCTCAAGCGTAATGACAGAGTACAAAAGTATGGTTTTGGCAGGAGTACGGCTCAAAAAGCAGTTTCATCAGCTAACAAGCATTATAAAACTTGGAGTAAAGAGCATAACATAAATAACATAAAAACACTTGCAGAATATTACAATGTGAAGTATAATGATAGTAAGCGGTATGCACTTCTTCAGGGATATGTTAAAGCTGTTAATAAAGGTGATATTTCTCCTTTGATAGGTTTTGATTTATATGAAATTAAAGCCAAAGAAATTAAAGATGAGCTTGTTGGTCTGAAAATTAGTAATGACATAAATTATGAAATAACAGACTTCTCTACGCATTTTATTGACAGAGTGTTAGGTCAAACCTCAACAAGTCACGAAGGAATGCGATTAGGTACAACCATAGAGCAACTTAAAGATAGTATTGCCAATCCCCGAAAAATTTCAGAACCGTTTTTTAAAAATATGAAAAAGAATGGTAAGGAATATTTGGATGAACGCATAAAAATTACTGGTAAAAGTTGTTCTTTCGTATATAGCGTAAAAGACAAATTGATTGTTCAAGCTACATCATTCGGAGAGGATATTATATTATGATTATAATAAATGATAAAAATAAAAAATTTGTTAAAAATCACATTCCAAAAGCAGATGAAATATTAAACTCAGCTTCAGTAAGAGATGCTCTTGAGGCTTTTTCGGATTGGCTTGATATGAATCCTGATTGTTGGGATGAAAATGGTTATGACTATAGTGACTTGGGAAGACAAGCTCAAAAAGTATATGATGATATATTGTACGATAATGTTTATGCTAATAAATCAAATGCATAAAATTGTCTTATATCGCATTTTAATTAAAAATGTAAAGTTACACCACTAATCAATTAAAACGCAAATTAAACGAATTTAAACGGTATTTAAAGGGGTATTTGAAATACTCCTTTTACTTTTGCCACAAATTTATATTTATAGGTTATAAGCTCCCGATTTTCGGGGGCTTTTAATATTGTAAAAAATTTAAACGGAGGTAAAACTATGGACTTAATGGAAATCCTTAAAGCCTTGTTTGGTGATGAGGCTCTGACATTTGACCAGTTTGCCGAAAAGGTAAACAATGCTGCAGATGTCAAGCTCGGTAACCTTGCAGGCGGTCAGTACATTGAAAAAGAAAAGTATGACGATGTGTCAAAGCAGCTCGAAACCGCAAACGCTAATCTTGAGGGGTATGACCCTGATTGGCAGACAAAGCTTGCACAGGCACAGGCAGACGGCGAGAAAAAGCTCAACGACTACAAATTTGAGCAGTCGGTTGAATCTGCAATCAACAACGCAGGTGCAGCGGATTTGGTATCTGTCAAGGCTAATCTTGATATGTCGAAGATTGCACAGGGCGAAGACGGCAAAATCACAGGTCTTGACGAACAGCTTGCAGAGCTTAAAACAAACAAGCCTTTCCTTTTCAAGGCTGCAGACGAACCTAAAAAGAAACTCGACCTCGGCGGACCTACAGGCGGAGCAAAAGCAAAGTCAGGCTCGAACATAAAGTCTGCCGTTGAAGATTTTTACAAGAAATAAGGAGGAAAACATATGCCTATTACATTAGCAGAAGCAAGTGTCGGCAGAGCCGACAAGGTCACACAG